CCAACACCGTCTAATTGCCTGATAATACTGTTCAAATGAATGAGATATTCCCACAAAGACCATATTGTGGCAGATTTGAAAATTCATTCCAAATCCACAAATACTGGGCTTGCTGATAAGCACACGAATTTTTCCATTTGCAAAATCCAGCATAGCCTTTTCCTTATGTCCATCTGAATCGCTCCCTTTGACTTCGACCGCATTAGGGATGGATTTCTTCAACAATTCGGATTCTGCATTCAAGGTACACCATATCAAAAATGTTTCATTTGTGGTGTTGACTAATTCTGCGCATTTGGAAACCCGTTCATGTATGGTTGCCCTTTTAACGTCTCTCTGTTCTTGTAATGTCTTCGCTTCCATGACAAAAAATCTTCCTTTTGTGAAGGTATCCGTCTTAATTATATGTTGGTGTACTTTTAATTCTGGTAATTCAAACTTTCTGTCCTCATATCCTAAATCAGAAGGTTTGGAAACCACGGCACCCCAACCAGCTATCCATTCCCAGAATTTATCTTGGGCGTGTTTTTTTACCCTCCATTTAGAAGTATCTCCCCCGTCATGAACAAAAAAAGTGGCAAGCATTTCACTATATTTCATGATGCCTAAAAATTGACAATGATTCCCTAATTCCATGAAATCATTCGGAGCTGGAGTAGCTGTACATGCTAATCGATATGGTGTGTCTGCGAATATTTCAATGAGCTGGTTTCTGGTTTTTCCATTCATAGATTTTAGGATACTTGATTCATCCAAAACTATTCCTTCAAACTTTTTCGCATTGAATTTGTGCAATTTCTCATAATTGGTAATGTTTATTCCAAGAGAAACAATATCCGTTTGAGATTCACATAAATTTATATTCAACCCGATCTTTTTTGCCTCATTGATTGTTTGTTTACTCACAGCTAATGGTGCTAAAATCAAAACTGTCCCAGGAATAAATCTAGCCCATTCACATTGCATCAATGTCTTTCCCAATCCAGTACCTGCGAATATGGCAGCTTTTCCTTTTTTTAGTGCCCAAAAAACCAAATCACGTTGAAATTCGAATAATATATTGTGTAACGCTTCTCTGGGTATATGTAATCCATAATTTTGTGGAAGGAATTGTTTCGATTTTAAAAATTCTTGATAATCCATATTATGACGTTTCCCTCCTTTCCTTTCCCATTATCTTCATTTGTAGCAAGGCCAATCTGAATTCAAGGAGGCTGTCTATTCCACAATACAGGAGCAGCTCCCTGAACGAATTTTTATCCTTGGTTAACTCCATAATTCTATTTGTTTCATTACTGCTTTTACTTTTCAAAAAAGGTGCCACACTATCATCATATCCTAAAACTCCGAATTGAACGTATGCTTGGAATTTTAATCCAGTAATTCCTGGAAGGTTATTGAGAATATGGGTTGCCTGCATTGTGTCAAATGCCCAAGGGTCTGGGCTAATCCCACACATAACATTCATCCAGGTGTCCTCATATTTCATGTTAGCTGCTATCTTTCCAATCCTTGGATTTTTCAGTAATTGCCGCAGTAATCTGAGGTATTTTTGCCGTGTTGGAAAGGGAATTACATAGGCTTTATTAACTTCTGCACAGAAAGAAATACAAACTATCTGATGTTTTTCCTTATCGTATGGCTTTAATCCTGTGGTCTCAATATCAAATGCCAATAATGGAGGAGCCTCATCATTCAAGGTTGTTAGTACTTCTTCAATATCCTCAGATATGATAATACAATCCTCTTCATTTTTGAATTTAGGGAAAGGTACCGTCACCTTCGCAAAGGCTTGTTTGAGGTCATTAGTCCAAATGACCTCGATTTCATTCGCTTCATCTTGCCTCTCCACGAAGGAAGGATGAAAAGTAGGGCAAACCCAAGCATTGTATTCTCTGTCTGGAATTGTCCATCCTCTCCATTTTAATATCCCGCCCAAATTTTTATTCCATTTATATCCTATCAAAGAAGATAGAGCAGATTCTCCCAAGAGGATAATTACTTTTGGTTGATACCCTTGTACCACAGCTAAAATCTTTTGTCGGCAGCATGATATTTCGTATTCTGTCGGTGCCCTGTTATTCCCTCTTTCATCTACAGGCCGGCAATTCACCGCATTAAGACTGACACAATCCTCGAAAAGGTCTATGTCTAACTGTCTGAATTTTCGTTGAAGTGCCTTGCCTATTTTCCCTTGCCAAGGAATACCCTTTTTATCCTCTTCCCACCCGGGGAACTCCCCAATTACCATAATGCACTTCTTAAATTGCCCATAAGGTTTTATCCTGGGGGATAATGCATGTTTGTATAGTTGGCAAGAAGCGCACGAAAGTACACCTTTTTCGGATTTGTATGGTAACACATTTTTTTCTACCTCAAAGAATCCTTTCATGCTTTCCTCCTTCTCCGAACCTTATATCCGCAATCGAAACACTCAGAACCATTGAAACCCCAGTAACCACATACGGGACATTTACGCATACTATTCCCCTCCCTTCTTATTCGGCATGATTAAACGTGGGTGTTCATATACATGTTTTGGAATATCAATACCAGCATCTACCAATATAATAAATTCGGAAACTCCCCCGAATAAACCGGGGAGGATTCCCTGTTTTTGAAACGCCTCCACCTCTTCCCAGATTTCGTATAAATCACATTTTGATGTTGTATATTCCTCCTTAGTATAATACTTCCCATTAGTTTTGAAATAGGTTAATTTAACCTTTAGTCCTTTCATTACTTCTCCTCCTCCGGCACCATTACCGCAACCATATGCTTCCAATTTTCCCCACTCCAATTGTACAATTCCGGAGTTTTCCAAAAATACTTAACAAAAACTCAATACCGATTATAAATTTGACTGGTTTTCCTGTGTATTTTGTTCGGGTTTTTTCCTCAAACCAACCGTATTCATTTTCAGCAATTACCTTTACTTGTCCATCCTTAATTTGTATGGTTATGATAGGAATATCCCCATGACTTGATGCCTTCTTGGAAAATACATTTGCCCTTTCCAATATCTGCTCTATATTTTTTGGGAATTCAAATTCTACGCCCTCAAATTCTAAATGCTTACTTGTATCTGGAAATTCATTATTCAGAATCCGGCAGGAAAATATTGTACCATCCTCCGTTTTAAAATGCAGCCAACTTTCCCCTATTGCTACTGATGTCACAGCATATTTGACAAGCTCCTTCGCTGCGGATGCGGGGATAAGACATGCTTTTATTGGCATTGTTTTATCCAAGGTATGTAGCACGATTTGATATGAGTCAGATGCTTGAATATTTTCTTTGTCAATACTGACACATGTTAGCACAGGCCGGCTCATATCCCGAGAGCAACAGGGATAACAGAATTTCAATGCTTCTACGAAATTCTCAGGAAGTTTTTTCCATTTTTCAATCTTGCCAATTTCTACCTCAATGGGGAGTTTGACCTCCTGCTCAAACACAAGCCCGGCTTTTGACTTACCCGCTTTGATAATTACCTGATTTTCCTCCCAGGTAATATCAATTTCATCTTTTTTCACTTTGTCTAAAAATTTATAAAGGGCTTGCGCTTTAATTGCCCCTGTTACATCTAATCCTTCTACCGGATGTGAGATACTGATTTCATCATTGTACGTAACCACCTTACCCCCCATAAAGGTAAAACTAGTAGTTTGTTCTATCATTTCCTTGTTTGCCAATCCAGGTCGTACCTTTTCCAATGCTTCTTGTAATTGCGTTTTATTAACTTTCATATGCTGTATCCTCCTTTAGATTTTTGATTGTTTGTAAAATTTTTATTGCCTCATTACTTAACAATGCTGGTGTTATAATATGATAGTAACTTAGTAGTCTATTATATATTAGCAGCATTCCTCCTTGTCGGCAAGAATCATTCCCGGGGACAACAGAAGCCAAACAAATTTTCATGTCTGTTTCCCCCGTTTGGCTATTTCAAATGCCTGAATAACATGATCTGTTAGTTCCTGTGTATTATTTGCTCCAGAGGAGAAATAGAAGAAAACTAACCGATTATAATCCGACCGTTTTACGGCTGCTCGTAAAACGGATGCCTCTTTTTTCATGGTGATCATTTGTAGGAAATTACCTGCTAAATATATTAGCATAATGCACCTTTCCTCCTTAAATTTGAAAATCAATTCTTTTCTTTTTTTCCTTTGCTATAAAGTAATCTTCAATATACGTACGCATTGCAATGTAATCTTTAACCGTCTTCATTATTATTTGATGCCTGCCTGTAAATCTTAACGAATATCCCTCATTCGGATATATGATACAACCAGCATCCCCACAATCTCCATTGGTTATTATTGTTTCATAATCTATATATGCCATTCCAGCAGTGGTATATTCCCAAGTATATTTATCAAATTCCTTTTTGAAAGTATCAAAAATGGTATATCCATAAATTTCGGAATCCATATGTCTAGTTAGGTGCTTTTTATATGCACGTTTCATTTTTATGCGTATCTAACATTTCCATGCTACTAAACTTTTCCTGAACCATCCACCAAAAACTTAATAGAATTCTTGTTTGGTTAGTGTTGATTAATCCCTCCCATGCTCCAGGATCTTTTTTTTGCGGCCAAATAGCAAGATATATTCTCATTTTCTCTTTCTTCTCCCTTCTTTATAAACCAAAACCTTGTATTTCCTTCCTTTTAAAAGGCCAAGGCCATTCCGGCATTGATTTTTCAAGATCTTGAAAATAAATAATATTCATTTCATCCCGAAGCTGATATTTATTAGACAATCCAGGCTCCTCTATAATTTCAAGTAACCGCATCCTATTTTTATCCTTTGGTTTCCTTTCTGCCCATTTTTCATTTTCTTCCACTTCATGAGATTGGGGAACTTCCTCAAATCGAGATGTGCCAAGCACATATCCTTTTTCATGAATGTAATTCAGAATAACTTCCCTTTGTTTTGGGGAAAGGATGGAAATATGATCTCCTTCTTTCTTAATTTTAGGACTTCTATTGGAAACGGGTATTTTCCAAGAGTTTTCATCATAAATCCATTCCCTATTTCGGTATCTTGGTACATATATTGCCCCGAATCTGGACGTGGCAACCCATGATGTACTATCAACACTGAACCATGGATATCGCATCATAATAGGAAGAGACGTCAATCCAAAACCATGTACCTTAACTTTTGGAATACCCTTTTCATCACAAATATATTTTGAAAAACATGTATCAAGCCAAGGAATTAATGTATTTTTTGGGGTGCCTACCATGCCTCCAAGGGCAATATAATCATATTGCTCTATGTATTTATTTAGGTACTTGAAGGGCTCTCCGATATGAAAAACCGGTAAGGGATGAAGTCCCTCTTTTTCCATAATTCTCTGATTTTCTAATGTTTTTTTGGCGGCCTTCTTTTTATCAGATATGCTATTTCCCGAAGAAATAACATCAAGATTGGAATAAACTTCTAAAATATCTAGGTGCTCCTTGATAAAATCAATATATTTATGAATATCAATTTCTACTCCCTGAGTCCAAGCGGAAAATGCGCCTGAATCAAGAAATAAATGTATTTTATTATTGTTGTTTTTCTTTCTTCTCTCCATAAGAATACTTCCTTCCTTGTGTTGCCCAATAACCAAGAAAAAATACGACCATAGCCGGAAATTCCAAAGACTATTTAATTTTTTCTCTCTTTTGACCCATCCCCCTCCGGGAATTCCCGCCAGCAATATTTTCATCTTTTCCTTTCCGAATTAATGATCTCACTAATTCAAATACACGACTGTCAATTTGTCCGAGAAAAATATAGAAGAAAGAAAATAATCTGTGTCGGTATAACGAACTATTTTTCTTTTCTCTCTTGGCTAACGCAACCGTCCCGGCTAAATAAATTTTCATTATTTTATTAACCCCATTAATTCTTGTCTTGCCCTACTATCCTCAAGAAAAACACCTTTCATAGAGGAAGTTCCCATAGTGGCTTGTTGTTTAGTGCATCCTCGCATCCGCATACACATATGCGTCGCATCAATAATACAAGCAACCCCAAGTGGTTTGAGGTGTGTCATGAGGGCCTCTGTTATCTGTTCTCCTAAACGTTCCTGAATTTGCAGACGGCGGGCATATATATCCACAAGCCTGGCCAATTTAGAAAGTCCAATCACCCGCTTGTTTGGAATATATGCAAGGTGAACCACCCCAAAAAAAGGAAGCATATGGTGTTCACACATGGAGTAAAATTCAATATTTTTACAGAGAATAATTTGATCATATCCTTCTGCTTCAAATGTTGTTAAAAGATCTGCTGGATTCTGATGATATCCAACAAAAAGTTCATTCTGCCAAGCCCGGACAATTCGATTCGGGGTTTCTTTCAATCCTTCTCTTTTCGGGTCTTCCCCAATAAATTGCAGAAGTCTTATTATGTTCTCCTGTATAGAATCACTCTGTTCTTGAGGATGGTCTGTTTCCCAAGGAAACTCAATCCATTCATCCGTATTTTTTGGTATCAATGATACGAAGTCGGCTTCGTGATATTTTTCCTCATAAAATTTCTTAGTAGCTCCAGAATCTACTAAATCATCAAGAATAATATTGGCGTTTTCTGGATAACATGTACTCTTTGCATTTTGTAAAAATCCAGCAGCTATCATTCCCCCTTTTGGTACTCCATAAACTATATTTTCAGGTCGATCTATACCTTTTAAGGCGTTAAAAATATCTTGCCATGACATTTTAATCATTTTTTTATCTTTCCTTTCTCTTCTCTATTTTCATATATTATTGGATCTTCTTTATTAATTGCCTGGAATGCCGCAAGTCTTTCTCTGCACGCCCCACACTTTCCACAGCTAATTGGTTGTTTTTTATAACATGTTCGTGTGAGATGATAAGGAACAGGAATATCTAATGAATATCCTATTTTTAGAATATCTCCTTTGTCCATATTTTCAAATGGGATCATCACTTGTACTTTCTGGTCTGAGGATAGATGAATAGTCCTATTTAATGCGTGTATAAATGCGGGACGGCAATCTGGATATATGAAGTGGTCTCCTTGATGAATTCCGAGTGCTATCTTTTCCGCTCCTATTGATTCCGCTAACCCAGCCATAATTGACGCAAATATGAGATTTCTACCAGGTACTACTGTTTTTTTCATATTTTCATCATTATAATTCCCTTCTGGAATTTCCTGAGCGCATTGTACCAGCAAATTAGAATTGAATTCTTCCATTATAGAGGAGATATTAAATTGATGAGGGCGTATTAATATCTTTGGAAAACCCGGTTTTAAATATTCTATTATTTTGCCAGCAGCTTTGTTTTCATATGCATTATGGGTAGAACCATATGTGAAAATACAACAATGAATTTCGTCGTTTTCCTTTGCTTGCTGGAGTAACTGACAAAGTAAAGTAGTGGAATCTAATCCTCCAGATAAGCCAATTATTATTTTCATGATTTGCCTCCTTTGTATAGCCCGTATGATATCTATAAGAAGAGGTACCATTACCCCTTCTTATTTGGATAGATTCTATTACTTTGCCCGGTATTTTCCATTCACCAATTCAACAAGAAATTTATTTTTGCTAATTTTATTCGGAACCTGCACATGTATCGTGTTTTTCATAGAACTTGGATTTCTTTCCGGAAATTTTTTTATGAGTTCCTTTAAAATTTCTTCTTTGGTAGTCCCTTCTTTTCCGGCACTTTTTATTAGTGCAGCTATGGTGGCTATTATTCCTATCTTTTTTACAGACCTAGTTTTCCCATTTTGAGGTACCTTAGGTTTTTCTTCCTCGGTCTCTGTCTCTTCCTCCTTTTTCTTTGTTTCAGTTCCAGTATCTTCCTCTGTTTCTTCCTCTGTTTCTTCCTCTGTTTCTTCCTCTGTTTCTTCCTTTGTTTCTTCCTCTCCTTGCCTTTTCTGCAAGGCTTTAATTGCTTTCTGCGTGTCAGAAGAAATCTTATCCTGTGGTTCCAACAATTCGATGGCTACAGTAAGTTCTTCTGTTAACTCTTTCACTGGTGCCTTAAGGTTAATTTCGGGTTTTAAGCCCAAAAGAGTGTTTAACTCTTTCGCCGCCTTTACCAATGCCTTTCGATCCAACTCATAACTCATTTTACGACCTCCTATAATCAATTTTATTTTTTCCACTATTATTATACATCGTAACTAATTTTGGTTTAGGGCATCTTCAAAATTTTATGCAATTGGAAAGAGAAAATAATGTGATCTAATAAGAAATAATTACTTTCCTTAATCCTTTCTACTATCTCAGGTATTTTGTTTATATCAGCGTCAATTGGGCTGACAATACACGGTATATTACATTTCCAATGGATGAAATGTTCCATTTCTTGGAGCATAAAATCGACATCTTTTTTGTCAAATACCACCCATTTCAGATATACAAATCCTCCTTTAGTTTTGGCCTCTTCAATCTTCTTGCAAAGGGCTTTCAACGGCATCATGTTTCCTGACATTCCAGATGATGGGCATTTCCTGTCTATTACCCAATGTACTTGAGGAATAGATAATGGAGGGTAACTTCCATTTGTCTCCACCTGAATCACATGCCCTCCTTCCTGTAATTCTTTGATCAGCAACGGGAGTTCTTTTTGCAGCAAGGGTTCCCCTCCTGTTATCAATACATGCTTATTCCGTACCATTTTCAGAATAGCAGGGAGTTCCATTTCGTAGCATATATCATCCCTCTCCTGAGCCTGCGGGGTGTCACACCATCTGCATCGTAAATTACATGCTTGCAGTCTTATCCCCGTCATCCAGGTTCCCTGAGGAAATCCGCCAGCCTCCCCGGAGATGGATTCAAATATATTATTGACCTTAAACATTTTCTCTCCTCCATTCTACGTATGATGTAGGTGATTCATACAATCTTACAAAGCTCACATGCTTGATGAAGGGGCCTCGGGCTGATACAGCCTCCAACATCCCAATTATCCAAATCAATATGTTTTCTGCCGTCGGGCTATACTTTGGGAAGCCCTCTTCTACCTTGTTCAGGAATTCGTGATCCAATTTATCCACTATGAGTTGATTAATAATGTGTTTTATCTCCACAAAATCAATAACCATGCCTGTTGTTGGATTCACGTATCCTTTGACTCCAACATGAAGTACCCACCGGTGTCCATGGATTTTTTTACATTTTCCTTCATACCTTGGTAAAAAATGGGCGGCATCAAATGAAAACTCCTTTACCACTTCAATCTGCATTTTTACATTCGTTTCCATACTTTCCTTTCCTCCTATCTCATTTTTATTTATCATATCCCACAAGGGACAGCTATATTTATCTGTATCAACCAGCTGATTCCTGTACAGATAATTTATCAATCCATTATCACTGCAAACATATTGTCTATATCCAAATTCAGTTGGTTTATACCAATCATACATATTTGAGTTTGATTGCCTCATAGATTTTAAATTGTTTTGTCTTGCTATTTTACGGGCGATTTCATGAGTTCATTTGATTCTCATATATTTCCTCCTCCTGAATTGGTCATTTACCACAGCAGTGTTTATATTTTTTTTTGCCACTGTGGCATTTGCATTTTTCATTCCTCCCCTGCTCTTTTTTCCGGGCGTACTGAGGAACATGTCTTACATACTTATACTTGGGCATATCTGCCAACATATCCATACTGTAATATCCATTAGGTGATAAACTAGCCATAAGTGCTGAAATTGTGCATAGGCTTGCTAAGTGTTTTGATGAGCCTGCGGATAACTTCTTTTCATCCATATACCATACCCTCTTTTCCTTAATACATTATATTATACATGCGTCTTCTATTTCATTTAGGTGTATTACCTTTCCTCTCCTAGTTCTACACGAAGTATCAATGCTTTGATAATCTTGCTAGCCTCGATTTTGTTCATTATTTTATAATCATAACCACCATCCTCGTTAAGTTTCGCAAGTAGCCCTTCAATGTAGTTAATCTGTTCATATGTTGCCTGTTTGCGGCTTATATAGTTTTTACATTTCTTATTTGTACAATTCCCATAAATCAGCAAGGAATGACAAAGTTTGCAAAAATCAGTTTCAGTCATGATATTAATCCTTTCTCTTTTGTTATTGCGGTGCATATGGTTCTAAAATTACAAAATAGGCAAAGCGCCCCAAAAGACTGTACAAAACATTTTTTTTGCGAATTCTCTATTATGTGCTCCTTATCCTTCACAAGTTCTTGCAAATCTTTAATCTGTCCCTGCAATTTTTTTATTGCTTCCTCTTGTGTTCTACATCTTCTTTGTGCATCCGTATCCAGTTGACTTCTGAATTCTTCAAGATTAATTCCTCTACTCATAGTATCCTCCTATACAATATTTTTAATTTTTTCCATTATCATAAGTCAAACATCAATTGTTGCTTCTTCGTTTTACTCGTTGTCACTGTATCTGTGCCTGTACTGCCCATATCCTTGCCTGCGTAGTCTTTACACCTCCCTTCAGGTATATGAATAGGTTGCTTACCATTCTTGAAGCAGTACCCATATATCTTACCTCCATTAAGATGCTTTGGTTCTATTAAGATCGATGCATGGATGCAATTCCAACAGTCCATATTAATAGAATTTCTTTTGAGTATTTTTCGGGGGTTTTGTATCATCCATATACCTCCGTTTCCTCTAAGCTTATAATTTCAGGAAAATCTGTATCCGGTATAAATATTTGGGTTTCCTCATACGTAATGGTATTATCTTCTTGTACTATTGGAATTTGTATTATTTTATCCATTCAATCCACTCCTTTTCCGAATGTGGACCAATTGCCTTTTTCAATCATTTCCTTTGTAAATCTATGCTTATTACTGGCTGTTCCGAAATGATACCGTGTGCCATCAATCTCACATTCAATAGTCCTACCTCTCGCCCATGCTTCAAAAGCTTTCTGCCATGTTACGGGTTGTGGTACAAGTTTCCATTTGTCAGTTAATATTATACTTGATAATTCAGAGATTTCTCCAAGTTTATTAATTGCTTCAACCTGAACAAATCCTGCGGATAAACCTTTTTTATGTTCTAATCTATAGGTTATGCCTCCATCCTCGTACGAAAAAACTAATTCATTATTTTCTTCTATCATCCTTATTGCTTCTGATGTATTCATATTATTTCCTCCTTAGTTTTTATAGGATATCCTCATCAATTACATATGCTATTCTCTGTTTACTAATTGCCACAAGATGCACTGTCCATTTTACG